CCTTAGCACTTGGGGCACGCCAAGACCACCCTCGGCAGGGCTTTTACTTTTTGCGCGTGTTTGGCAGTTTGATACTTTTGGTCAAATTTTGATCGCCCAGCTTGCTGACGGTGCTATTTACGAGTGGAACCCAAGTTCAGGACTTGCTGTAAGGGCAACGGCTATCTCCGGTGCACCTACAAAAAGCACCTATGCGCTTGTTTCAACGCCTGATCGACATTTGGTGTGTTTTGGCACAGAGACGACGATAGGCACCCCTGCTACACAGGACCCCATGTTTGTGCGGTTCTCTAACCAGGAAGATCGCAATCAATTTGTTGAAAGTGCCACGAATACCGCAGGCGGCCAACGCCTAACCGACGGTAGCCGGATTATTACGGCGGTACGCTCGCGCGGGCAGATTCTTATTTGGACGGATACGTCGCTGCACGGGCAGCAGTACGTAGGACCACCTTACACCTTTGGATTTCAACAGCTTGGCGCTAACTGTGGCTGTATCGGGGCGCATGCAGCCGTTGACGTTAATGGCGTGGCTTATTGGATGAGCCTTGATGCGTTTTACGTGTTTGATGGCACGGTTAAAAAGCTTCCCTGTACCGTACAAGATTTTGTCTTTAAGGACTTAAATTTCTCTCAGGGCTTTTCGATCAACGCAGGGGTCAACACTCAATTTAACGAAGTAACGTGGTGGTACGCCTCGGAGGAATCGACCTACATTGATCGGTTCGTGACCTATAACTATCTTGAAAACGTGTGGTCTGTGGGGTCTATGGCGCGTACAACATGGATTGATCTGGGGACTTTTTCAAAGCCTTTAGCCGCTGATTACGATCCCGACTCTAACGCTTCAACGCTGACTACGATCTATGGCTTAACAGCAGGTCGATCGCAAGTCTACAACCAGGAAGTGGGCTATAACGCTAACGGATCGCCCATTGAGTCCTACATTACTTCGGGTTACTTTGACCTGGGTGATGGCGACAATATGATGTTTATGTCGCGTTTTATTCCTGATTTCAAGAATCAGTTAGGGGATCTTACCGTCAGGTTAAGGCTGCGTGCTTACCCACAGGCGAGTGCTGTACCGAGTTCCTTGGACCCTTATACGGTAACCTCGACTACACAAAAGATTGATACCCGTGCGCGCGGCAGGCAAATCAGTCTTACGATTGAAAGCACCGCCGCTGATACCAACTGGCGTTATGGCACGATGCGTGTCGATTTGCAACCTGATGGCCTTCGATGAGCAAGATCACCAATGTTCGATTGCCTAACGCTTCTGCACAGTATGATCCAGGGCAGTTCAACCAACTTGTTCGGTCCCTTGAACAAGTCATTTTGCAGCTTAATAATACTTACGGTTCCGTCACCGACCAGAACCAATCGGCTGCTGCGGCATGGTTTGGTAAGTCCGCGAGCAGCGGTTTTGCAGCCGGGATCCGTGGCGCTCAAATCAGCAATGGGATTGCATTGCCCTATGCGATGCTTATCTCAGAGACTGATCAAACGAATGCCAGCATCACGGGCGAGAATCTTTTGACCTACGACAGTGTGTCGCCTACCAACGGCATTTCTGTCACTAACAACAGCCGCATCAAAGTCCCTTGCGCGGGGAACTATCTAGTAACCTTTACCTTACAGGTCACCAACCAGGGTAATACCGCAGCGGAGTTTGAAGTATGGGCCAAGGACACCGGCACAAACATATCGCTTAGTAATACCCGATTTGATATACCAGCACGTAAAAGCGCGTCTATTTGGTCGCATATTGTTCCCGCGATCACCTTTATTTTTACCGTTGATGATCCTGCCAATGATTATCTTGAAATCGCTTGGTGGTCCGATAGCCTTGATGTTTACATCGAGCACTATGCAGCAGGAACCTCGCCCACACGGCCCGCTATCCCCTCGGTCATTTTGACCATCAACTTCGTCTCATCGTTCTAACATGGCTAATAAATATTTCAGAGACGTCTTAACACCCGCTGCTTCAACAGAAACGGCGATCTACACCGTGCCTGCTGCCAATGCGGCAACGATATCGTCGCTGCGAGTGACCAATCGCAATGCCAGTAATGCAACACTTGATGTGAAGCTCTATCCCGCAGGTGGAGCAACGGGGTACTCCTTGCTTAAGTCTTACGTGCTGCCGACCAATGCCACGATGGACGTGTTCAGCGGCGTACCTTTGAACATGGAAGAGACCGACGTGATCAAGGTAACTTCCAGTGTCACGACGGTGGACTTTGTTATCTCTTACCTAGAGATGGACAGAAACTAGCATGATCGCGCATAATTCAAGCCATCTTTCGCGTCCTTTCCCGGCGCGCGGTCCATGGACCATGGCTCAATCGGAAAGGTACTAACATGGACGAAATGCAAGGCGTGATGGCGCTTCCCGAGGCACAGGGCGCAGGGATGCGCCCTGAAGATAGGGCAATCTTTGAACAGATTCGCCAAACCATACCTCGCCAGGAAATCACTAAAGAGTTTTTGGCAGCAGGCGAGCAGGCCGATCCCCAGGCTGTGGCCGAGTTCAAGCAAGAGCTTGCAGGCTTACAGCTCACACCGGATGAGTTAAACAAGCTCAACACGATGGTGGATGCGATTCTTGCTGCACCGCAAGATTACGCCAGCCTACGGCGCGCCTATCTGGCAGAGGGCATGTCTGAGGACTTGTTGCCTGAGCAGTTTGATCCGGCATTTTTTGCCGCTTTGAACATGGCCCTTGACACGATTGCCATGAACCCCGGCTCACCGCCCCCGATGGCCATGGCCCGTGGTGGGGTAGCCGATCTTGCTGCTTACGGTCGCAATGGCGACACCATGCTTGCTCACATCACCCCGCAAGAAGCAGCAATGCTCAAGCGCATGGGTGGTTCAGGGACCATTAACCCCTACACAGGCCTGCCTGAATACGCCAGCATCTTTAAGAAGATCGGTAACGCGGTTAAGAAGTTTGCGAAGAGCACCGCAGGCAAGATTCTGATTGGCGCAGGGTTGGCTATTTTTGCCGGTCCTGCCGCTGCGGCATGGCTAAGTAGCACAGCAGGTGCTGCGGGCCTAACAGGCGTGGCAGGGTTCTTGTCTTCTGCTGCGGGCAGTGCCGCTGTGGGCGGGTTTCTCGCTGGTGCGGGAACAACACTGGCCTCTGGCGGCGGATTTAAAAATGCCCTGCGCAACGGTATCCTTGGTGGTGTCACAGGTGCTGCCATGGCAGGCATTACAGGTGGTGCAGATGCTTTCTCGGCACGTCCAGGTGTGGTTGGAAACACCCTGACAGGAAACCCGTCTTTGGCGCAGCCTGCCGGTTTTGACTACGCCTCCGGGGCTCCTTTATCTCCAGAACTGGCTCCTGGCGCTTCTTTAGCTCAAACGGCTCCAGTTGAGGTAGGTGCTCCATTGGCCCCACGTCCAGACGCCGTGGCTGAAATAGGAGCTAAAGGAGGACAGCCTATAGGTGGTCCTGTTCGTGTATCTCAGCCGATTGACGCCCAGTTTCAATTCGCTAACCGTGCTGGTACGCTGTCGGCAAGTATGGACTTTCCTCCTGCTCCAATGTCTGGAGACACACTTACCGCAGTCGATAGAGCCATACCTGCACAGCCTATGGTTCCGCGCGCGCCAATCGAACGTGCCCCCAGCCTCTATCAAACAGCCATTGACGTCCCGCCTGGGCAGAGCTTTCCACCAAGCACTGGAGCTGTTGGGCAAGCTCCGTCTGGAGGCGGTGTCATGGATACCTTGCGTGAAGGCTATGGCAAGGTAGAAAACTTCTACGACAAGTACATCAGTCCTGACCGCTACGCAGGAAGTCCAGACGTCATTGCGAAGCAATCTGCTGCTGCCGATATGGCTAGAGCGCGTGCCTCTCAGTTAAATCTGTCTGCTGCCGCCACCGATAGACTTGTTGAAAAAGCTATCGCAGACGCAACGCCTGGAATGCTTACTCGTTACGCCCCACTCGCCGCTCTCGGCGTTGGCGCGTTAGGCTTGATGGGTGGATTCAAAGCCAAGGATGCCAAGCCACCCGACATGGCCCTGTTCAGTGGGCCAAGTGCCCAGCAGCGTGCTGCGGCAAGACTCTATTACGGGGGCATCCGTCCCACGTCCTATGGCAGCATGTATCTGCCAGGGGGTTATGCAGAGGGTGGCGGTGTCATGGATACGCCCCAGGCGATGCGTGTGGGCGGCAAGACCTACCCACGTAAGGTTGGCTCAATCAATGGCCCAGGCACCGGGACATCGGATTCGATTCCTGCGATGCTCTCAGACGGTGAGTTTGTGTTCACTGCCAAAGCCGTACGTGCCATGGGCCAAGGCTCACGGCGCAAGGGCGCTAAAAAGATGTACAAGTTAATGAAGATGCTGGAAGGAAAAGCAGCATGAGCACCAGTTACGCCACCCAGATATCCCGCGAAGCCCCAGAGATTGAGGCCCTCAAGTTAGGGCTGATGGAAGAGGCGCGCAGGCTCTATGGTCAACCAATCAACCTACCTGCTGTTGAAGCAACCGGTCTGTCGCTAGGTCAACTCCAGGCTGCGGACCTTGCTCGCCAGGGCATTGGTTCATATGATCCCTTCTTGCAAGCCGGATCGCAGGCCGTGACTCAAGGCATGGGGCTCACGCAACAAGGTGCCCAGCAACTCGGCAATCTTGATGTCTCCCCTCAGTTTGGTGCAGCGCAAGGCGCGTTCCAAGGCGCATTAGGTGCAACCAGCCGACTGGGTGGCTTAGGTAATGTGGCAGCGGGCTATTCTGCTGCTGATACGCGTCGTGCAACGCAGCAACTAGAAGCCGCGATGCGCGGCGCTGGAGGCATTGAAGCAGCAGGCGCAGGCGCATTGCAGGCAGGCGTTGGCGCTGCTGGCCTCATGCAGGACTATGCAACCTCCGCAAGAGCGCAAGAAAATGCTATTACGGGGGGCATAGGAGCACTTCGCACAGCGCGACAAGGGTTATCCCCTTACATGCAGGCCGGATTGACGAGCTCAGAGGGTCTTTTAGGAGAAGCGGCTGCGGCCGCTCGTACTGGGGCTCCTCTGACATTTGCGACAGAAAGGGACCTTTTATCAACCGCAAGAGGAACCGCAGGCACCGCATCAACAGAAGCCAATCTGGCAGCTAAATTGGGGGAGGTTCCTACTTACGCTGGGGCCTCTATGACAGGCCCAGGGGGGATTAATGCCCAGCAAGTGGGGACGCAGGGGATTTCAGCCGCAGCCGCATCGCCTGTTACAGCAGGTCTTCAGACCTATCAAATGGGTCCAGCCCAACAGATAACTACACAGTCATTTGGAGCACCAGGAACCGCAGAAAGCATGATGTCACCCTACATGCAGAATGTGGTAGACATCCAGCAACGAGAGGCCTTGAGGCAAGATGCAATTGCCAGACAAGGGCGGGCCGCGCAAGCTCTTCGCGCAGGCGCTTTTGGGGGTACGCGAGAAGGTGTTGTTGAGGCAGAAGCTCAACGCAATCTTGCAACGCAACTAGGTGATATTCAAGCCCAGGGATTGCAGCAGGCTTATCAGCAGGCCCAGCAACAATTTAACGCGGAACAACAGGCTCGATTAGGCGCGCAACAAGCCAATCAAGCAGCCGGTTTGACCGTTGGACAACAGAACTTAGCTGCTCAACTTGGGGTACAACAACTAGGAACGCAAAGTAATTTACAAACATCGCTCGCTAAT